TGTTTAGTCATTTTATCATCTTTTTTTAGATAATTATTAAACTCTTCACGCATTGGACTTACTGACCTTGCTTTAGTATATTCGTGCTGTCCTAAATCACCGGTAAACTCGTATGTTAATTCATAACCTACCTCTTGTTTTTTTGTTTTACCTATGTCTAATTTATCGCCATTATCCATAATTAGTTTGTGATATAGAATATTGTATTTACCAAATGGTTCGCCAACGCTTACCACTTCTTTTATTTTTGCTGTTTTCATGTTAATTAATTTAAATTTTCCTACTATTAAAGGCGTAGGTTTACCTTATAATTATTACTAAAGGTTTAGGATTGCTTTCGTACATTTCCATATAAAATTCTCTTTTCTCACTATTTTGCAAATCATACTCATATACGCCTCTGCTTTCCCAATTTTGTTTAGCAGTGTATTGTGCAATTTCCTTTTCTGTACCTATAAGTCTTACATAATTTGCAGAGCCAATATCATTATAATACTCGTTGGTAAGTGCATCCTGTCTTTGTACACCAACTTGGACACCTTGCTTAAGTAAATAATCCTCTGCTATAACCATTAAATCATCCATAGCTCCTGTATTAATTTAGTAACTAAATAACCTAATAGAAATATAAGCGTAAACATCACAAACTTATAGTCGTATTTATCCATAAATCTGTGAAATTTATTTTTGTAAAATGTTTCTATACGATAAACAGGTTTAGAAAAAGTATGATTACTATTTGCTCTAAAGAACCTGTCAAGTTCGTCTGTTGTAAGATTTTTGGCAACCACATTGCCTGTATCTTTGTGATATATATTGTGTAATGTTTCCATGTGTTTTGTTTTTATTTGTTAAATTATTATTTTAATCCTGTTTTGTTAAATCTTGTTAATTCGTTCCAAAGTTGCATTTGTAAATCGTGATACTCTTGAGTATATTGGAAAAGAAAATCCTTTTCTTGTTTTTGTTTTATTTTTTTACAAATTTGTGCTGTTTTTTTGTTGTATTTTTGTTTC